TTAAAATTTTTAGTAATATCATTCACTTCTTTATTATGAACTTTTGCTATATCCCAAGCAGTTATCACTCTTTCTTTTTTATATTCTTTTATTCCAAGTTCTACATTATTTATTTTTACTAATTTATTTTCCATTTTTATTCACCTTACCTCTTTTCTTTTGACATTTTATACCTTGACCAAATCCAAACATAAATGCTTTATGTATCATCTCAAAAATTCCTTTTGAATTATCACGAATATCATTTAATTGGTCAAATGACATATCATAATGAGTTGTTAAGTGTTTTCTACTTTCTTTGATTACCTTTTCCATATTTGCATACATAAAAAAATACCTCCATTTTAATTTTTTAGTTGCCAAAATAGAGGTATGCAGTGTATAATATTTACATACCAATACTTTGGTGGTAGAGATAGATTGTAAGTTTCTCAGGCTTGTGTAATCTATCTCTTTTATTTTTCTTTCAAATAGTTTATTCCATCTCTTACACCTTCTACAATAGTTTTATTTTTCCTATTGCAGTAATCTTCTAAAATCTTATTAGTTTCTTCATCAACTCTAACTGTCAATTTTATTGATTTTGGCTTTAAAGATTTAGGTCTCCCTATCTTTTTTTTGTCATCCATTTCTCACACTCCTTTCTGACGACAACAATATTATAAATTGTTGTCGGCAAAAAGTCAAGGGAAATTTTTAAATTTAAAAAGTTATTTTTTAGCCTTTCATTATATCCACTCTCCTTCAACAATAGGGTCATCTATTCTATCTAAAATATAATAGAGTTGTCCTCCATCTTGTCTTATTAATACAACTTTTTCTCCTTTTTTCAAAGAATAGTGCATCATAATTTTTTTACGACCTTTATACTCATGTTCATGGTCGATTGGAATAACATTTTTTCCAGCACCAGGATGATCATGAGATGTATCCCAAGATCCATAAATACTATCAGTGCTGTGTTGAACTGTAATATCTACATAATAATCTCTTACTAAATGAGATAACATTAATTGGCTAGCATTTATAACTTTTTTCTGGTCTATTCTTATCTTAAGAGGGTCAACACTTTCAACTGTCCCAAATTCTAGTTTAGATAGTTTTGAATTTTCTAACATATTAGAAACTATTTTTTTAATTGCTTCTATCATTCAATATCAGCTCCTCTCAATTTTAAATCCATAAAATATTCATCTTTATTAAAAGTATGCTTTACACTTTCAACAAGCATATAATTACTAACCTTAATGTCTCCCAAGTCTAATTTTACAACTATACTTACTCCAGCTCTAACTTTTACATTACCAAAGACATTTTTAATAGATAAACTTTTAAATTTTCTATTATAAAGTTTTAAGAGTGAATCAGCTTTTACCTGTGGATTTTCTTTTTCATCTACTCTATCATAGTATTGTAAGATACCCCATTTCCCATAAGTATGATTTTTTATTTCAGCTTCTGTATTAGGAGATAGAAATATTTCTCTTAATCCCTTTTCTTTATTTTCTCTAGTTAATTTTATCTTATTATATGTTTTATCTATAGATGAACTATATGAAAAATTTTCTGAAATAGTTTCATCAATAAATATTCCTTCATTTAATTTTAGACTTTCAACATCTTTTAATGTTATTTTTCCAAAATTATCATAAATAACATATAATCTTTTTGTATTCTGTAAAGTTAGATTTAGAGCAGTTAAAATAACATCAAATAAAGCAACATTATCTTCTAATCTTTCACGAATAACATATTTTGTATCTTCTATTTCACCACAATTTAATTTAAAATCATCAGCTATCATTTTCAAGACTTCAGATGCTTTTTTATTCTCATAGTGATAGATATCTTTATTTTTTAAATATCTCAACTGGTCATAAGCAGTTACCGATAAAATTTTGTCTCTATCTCTTGAAATAGTAAATACAAATCCATAAAAAACTTCTTCATTCTTATATTTTACTGTTACTAAATCTCCTTCTTCAAATTGATTTAATTCATCAAAAATACATTTAAAAGTAAATTTCCCAGGAGTTCCTTTTCTTTCTGTATCCCAGCAAGCACCATCAAGAATGGCAGGTGCAACTGGACCTTTTTGAGTTTTTATTATCAAATCTAAATCTCTATTCAAGTCTTATCACCTGCCCAGGTTTAATATCATGTATGGAACTTAATTTGTTTAATTCTTTCAAAAAATTACATTTATTTGCATCACCTAATTCTTTTTTTGCAATAATATAAAGAGTATCTCCTTCTTTAACTTTGTAAGTTCTTTGAGATTTCTTTGAAGAACTATCTCTAGTCTTTGTAGATATAAAAGTAGCTACAGATAAAGCTGTGCCTAAGGCTTGAGCTCCAATATCAATATATTTAAAAAGAGTGCTTTTGACATTCTTGTATTCTTTTAAAGTCACTGATACAACAACATCTCTACCATTCCCAGCTTCTTCTTTTATTTCATAATTTTCAAGAGATACTAACATAGTTGTATTATATCCTGAGCTTCCAATTGCTCCCTCTCTAATTACTATAAATCTAAAAGGTTTCTTTGAATTTTTTAAGAAACTTAGCATATTTAGATAATAATTGATAGGTAAAAGTACCCCTCTTGCAAAAGGGTACTTATATGCAGGTAAACACATATCAAATGTAAATTCTTTTAAACCTTCTTCTTTTAGGATGTTAAAATCTCCATCATTAATAAGTGTCACAACCTTATTCTTATTATTAATTTTAGTTGTAATGGAAGAAGGAGTGATAGGAACTAATATTCCATCTAAATAAAAAATATATCCTTTATCTATCATAAAATTATTCATAACTTCCCTCCGCTGCTATCGCAATACCTTCTTCCATTTTATTTGTCATATAGTCTACAATATCATCTAAGTCAAGAGCACTAGCAACATGTTGAGTTATTCCACCAACATCAACTTTTACTTCTGCTGTTGTAAATCTATTAATAGCTTCTCTTTCTGCTAAATCTCTCAAATAACTAATTTCATCATGTGATAAATCTAACATATCTCCAGCTTTCTTAGTATTTTTATCTATATTTTTTAATAAATCATTAGACTTCGCTACTTCAGGATTAGTAGAATTACCAAATTCTGTATTAGTATCTATTCCAGTTTCAGCATTTTTACCAAATAAACTAAAATTAGCACCTTTTTCATAACCTTTATTATACATATCTTTCAAGCCTACTCTATCCATCATAACTTGAGTTGCATCCATTCTTTTCAAGGTTATTTCATTGCCACCAACTTTTTCATTTACCCAGTCACCAATAGCAGTTTGTACAGTTTCTAATCTTCCAACAACATTAGTTCCACATATAGTATCTATTATTGAACCTAAAAACTTAACTTTATCTATTAAAAAGTTTATAAAATTTGCAAATAGATGGGCTACAGCACGAATAGGATGTTTAAAAACATTGGCAAAAAATTCAGCTATACTAACTCCTAAGTTATAAATAGACACAAAAGTTTGTGCTAATTTATTCCAAGCAGCAGCAATTATATTATAAATCATTCCTCCCATCCAATAGAACACTCCAACAATAAGACCTGTTGCAGAATATGCTTTACCTGTAATTTTATTAAATACTGCCACAACACCATATATAGCTGCAATAACTAAAGCAATTCCAGCTATAATCCAAGTAATTGGACAAGTCAAAATAGCTAGATTAAGTCCTGTTTGTGCAGCAGTAGCTTGTGCTAAGGCTACACTAACTGCCCCTAACATTGTTTGTTTTGCAAGAAGTGCTAAATTGTAAATAGTAGCAATCCCTGATGCAATAGCTGTTTTTACTGCTATAAATCCCATAACTAATTTATATGCTGTTAGTAATCCTAAGACTGTAACTAAAATTGGTTGAATAGGTCCCCATATTTCATAGAGGACAGTTCCCACCATAGATATACCTTTTATAAGCCAATTTATCATAACAAAAGCTTTATTTATAAAAGATGAAACTCCATCAATAAAACCTTGAAACCTTTCACTATTAAAAATACTGCTCATAGTCGAACTAATTCCCATAAAAGAATTAACAGCATTATTTTTAATTTTATTAACTACATCTCCGAAAGTTTGCGGTATTGAATTAAATTTAGTATTAATTTCATCTGACATTGCAAATACTGCATTCTTTATTACATCAGATGTAATCAATCCCTCTTTACTCATATCTTTTAAATCACCTATTGACTTACCTGTATATTTACTAATAACTTGTGCCAATAAAGGAGCATTTTCCATAATGCTTTTAAATTCATCTCCTTGTAATCTTCCAGAAGCCATAGCTTGAGTTAATTGATATATTCCTGATGTTTGTTCAGAAGTTGTTGCTCCTCCAACTTTAAATGATTTAGCTATTAACTCTGAAAATTTTACAGTTTCCATATTGCTATTAAATGCTTGTGGAGCTAATATACCTAATTTAGAAACTACACTTGCTGTATCTAAGAAACCTGCTCTTGAATTTTGAGCAGATTGAAATATAGCTTGTTGTAGTTGCTCAGTTGTTTGCTTTCCATCATTCATTAAATTTAATCTAGCCATAGTTTGTGAAATATTATCTGAAGTATCTAGTCCAACTTTTAAAGTTTGTATTCCTGCATAAAGACCTATAAAACTTTTTATTTTCCCATATAAAGAATTAGCTTTATCTACTCCTTTACTTAAAGCAGTATTAAATTTATTTTGCTCAACAACATTATCTTGTATTCTTTTCTGTATATTTTTTTCTATTTCATTTAATTGTGCTCCAGCTTGTACTATCATAGTTTGAGCATTAACTAATCTACTAGTATCAATACTAACATCTGTATTGTTAACATTTTGTAAAGCTACAATAGTTGTATTTATAGCACCAACGATATTATTTAAAGGAGTGGACATTGCATCCATAAGCATTATAGAACCTTGTATCGTTGACATTAATCCACCTCCATTATTTCTTACTAGCTTCTTTTTCAGCTTGAATTCTTATCTGAATACTTGCCATTATAAATGCTTGTTCTTCCCTTGGAAGTTCCAAAAACTTACTAGGCAATATATGGAACTTGTGGAGGCAATAGTAAAGGATATTAGCCTCACTATCGCCCCCATTTATTAGTTTTTTGCTTCTTCAGTTAAATCTTCAAGTGTTTTAAATCCATTGATTTTTTGAACTTCTGAAAATAAGTCTTGAAACTCTCCTGGAAGTAACATAGCTGTCAATAAATCAGGCTTGTTTTTTACTCCATAGCTGTCTTGTAATTCCTGATTTTGTAAATCTGGAAAGACAACACAAGCGGCAATTAGCATAGAAGAATACTTATTAGAATCTAATTGAGGGAATAATTGTCCTTTTTTTCCTTTTAATTCTTTAATTTCAGTATTAGCTTCTCTTAATATTTGATCTTCCTGTGCTGTTAAAGGTCTTATTTCCCATTCCACAACTTTTCCATCTTCATCTTTAAATCTTTCAGAAACTACTACTTTTTTATTTTCTTTTTGTACTGCATTTTGTTTTAAGAATACTTCCATATTTGTCATTTTTCATCACTCCTTATATCATTCCATCTAAAATATTAAATGGATTCTTAACTATAAATTTCTCAAAAGTAAACTTTATTTCTTCATCTAAATACTCTGCTCCAGCATCAAATTTAGATAAAATCCCCCCATCAGTATTGCAACCTTGGTAAAGGATAGTTTGTCTACCAGCTTTTGAAGTAGGATCTTCATTAGAAACTTCTATTTCAAAGAAAATATCCTCTCCAGTATTTTGATACTTTTCCAATAATTCTCTAAAAATTGGAGCATTGTAGTGAACTGTCATAGTTCCACTACCTTTACCACCAACAGATTTATTTCCTTTACTTACTTTACCTAAAATAGGTACTTCAGTTTTTGTTTTTTCGTAACTTGCTTCAAATTTAATTGCTGTCATTAAATTATATCTTTTTCCTTCTAATGTAACATAGCATTCTCCTAAGCTACCTGATACAGCATCTTTAGCATTCATTGTTATCATATCTGCCATTCTCTATCTACCTCCTATTGAACCACAACTGTCATATAAAGAATTTCCATACAAGCTACAGGAGTAACAGGATCTGTAACTACAACTGATTTTTTAGTCAATCCTTTTTCAACTGTAACTTTTTTAGGGTCAAAGTTTTCAATAGCTTCTATTCTTTCAAGTTCTTGGTGATGTGCAACTATATCTTTCCATAATCCTTCTCTTCCTGAACTTGTATTTCTGCTTTTTCCTAAGTGCTTTTTATTAAATAGTAAAGCTATATCATTTCCTATTTGGTCTAAAACTCTTATAACTTGGTTAGATTGGAAATCATCATTTCTATAAATAGTAATTGTTGTAAAACTATTTATGTCAGTTAATACATAAGGATCTCCTGAATTGTTATGGAATAATAATTGTCCTGCTTTTATTCCATTTATTAACTCAGATTGAGTAAACTTAGTATCAACTATAAAATCTCCATCATATTTTGTATTTGTTAAAGTTGCATTGACTTCACAACTTGCTTCAGCACCTGTTAACCAATAAACTAATGATTGTTCTGGAGCACCTTCATCTTTAACTTTATTTTGTAAGTTTATTACTCCTTCATAATCAGCAGGATATCTATATACAACACATTGAAGTTTTACACCAACTTCATCTCTCATTCTCTTAGTCCATTGAACATATAATTTCTTTATAACTTCATCTTTAGAAGTACATCCAATAGTATTGAAAGAATAAGATTCAGCTAAATCTAAAAACTTTTGATGCTCAGCACCAGTTACAGTAGTCAAGTTAGTACCATTTGCTAGTTTAGTTCCAGCAGTATCTATAAGTTGAGCTGCTTTTTTGAATACAACATAATCATTATCAATTAATTCAGAAGCATTAGCAACAGTTTGAGCATCTACTTTCTTTGTTCCTAACATAGTAATAACATCTTTTTTATTAGACTCATCTATATTAGTCTTAACTATAATAGTTATGTCATTCCCTCTTGTTCCACTATATTTAGCAGTCGCATAATCATTACTTGCTTTAACACCATTACCATTTAATCTATAAAGATAAACAGTTTTGGCTTTCATAAATAAATCTCTTAAAGGTTTCATTTTTTCATCTGTATAATCGTATCCAAAAAGTTTCATAGTATCTTTTTGAAAATCACTATTTTCAACTTTAAAAATGTCACCATCTACTCCCCAATCAAGTTCAGTAGCAATAGCAGCAAAACCTCTATCAGATATATTTACTGTTGCTCTTGAAGCAGAAACAAAGTTTATATATGCTCCTGGTAAAACTTTATTTTGAGTTAAAAAAGTTCCTCCACCATTCATTATTGAACCTCCTTATTCATAAAATTTTCTATAATTTCATCTATTCTTGAAAAAGTATATTCTTCATCATCTTTTAATAAAACATTCAATATATCTTTTCTATTGGAATATTTTTTACTCGCGATAATTTGTTCTTTTGAATATAGAATTTCATCATCTTTTTTTGTTTTAGTTGCCATTAGTCCCTCCTATCTGGTTTTACATCTGTTTTTAATTCTTCCATAAATGGTTCTTCTTCTCCTACTTTTCTTACAAATGGTTTGAAAGTTACAAAGTAATGAAGATTTCCATCTATAAACTGTGAATTTCTGTCTAAGCCTCTTAATAAATCTCCTTCTTCAGTTTTGATTAATTCCAAAGTATTATTCAATTTTTGGGCCATTTCCATTAATTCCCAATTGTCATCCTCATTCTTAGGAAAATACTGAATATCTAAATCTATTTTTTGTTTATACCTATTTCCTAATACTTGTTTTTCATTAGGATTTAATAGTTGAATAAAAAAGCAAGGCTCTTCAAAACCTTGCTTAATCTTATTTACATATATTTCTACTTCTGGAAATGTTTTCTCAAGAGTATTAGATATAGCACTTACTACTCTACTTAGCATTACCAAACACCTTCTTCAATATACTATCTAATTTCTTTTCTAATATAGCATCCATATTTTCTTTTATTTCATTCTCTGAAATAGTTAACATAAATCTACCAGGAACCCAAGCTCTTTTTAACTTCTTTCCAAGTACAGGGACAAATCTACCTGGTGTTTGCCTGTGCCCATACTCAACATAAGAAGCATAATGGGTAGGATTTATAACTTCAACTGAATACAAATTACCATTTTTAAAAACTTGACCTATTGTCCAGTTTCTTCTTAAATTTCCACCATTTTTTTTAGTATTTGGAACTTTCTTTCCATCAACTGTTTTAGATGTTTGAGCTAAATAACTATAATCTCCAACGGGTGTTCTAAAAATTACTTTTCTTAATAATAAAGTCCCTAAAGATTTAACAAGACTTGCCATTATTTCAGCTTGATTTTTTTGTATATTTTCTAAATTCTTTTTCATTACTTCTAATCCAGCCATATTAATTTTTACAGCTTGTCCCATATTAAGCTCCTTTATTATCAGTTACTAAAATAACTTCTTGATGTACTGAGTATATAGCAGGGATACCTGAAGCTTTATAAGTTTTAGATATCCCATTTCTAGTTACAACTATTTTTGAATTTTCTTTTATTTCTACTTTATTTGAAAGGAATAATTTTATAACTTGATTTGTTATAGCTATCGAAGGAGTTTCACTTGTAGAAGATATATTTTGAAATGAAATTCTACAAGGAATATTCTCTTGAACTAAAATTTCTTTAAACTCAGTTGTTTTAGTTTTTGGGTCCTTTACTTTTTCAAAATTATAAATACTGCAAGTATCTCTCCATAACTTTTGTAAATTTCTTACCATTGTAATCTCCTATATCTATATAACTCATTATCTTTACCAATTAATAAATCATTTAGCATAATCTCAAAAAGTTCTTCAGGTGTTTTTACTGTATCAGAATAAGTTTCAGTTGTATCCCCTTCTTTAATAGATTTTAAAACAGAGGAGAAATCATAATCTTTAAGCTCTCCATTGAGCTTTTTAAAATTAAGAAATTCTCCTACTGCTTTATCTGCTAATATATATTTTAGTCCATCTGGAATACTATCAAATGTATAATTTTGATTTGTAAAATTATTAATACTAGATAAGGCTTTATTTAAGAAATATTCTATACCTGTAGCTTCATCTATTTTAAATAATTTTAGTTTTTCAATTACCATTTCTTTGATATTTTCCATAATTATCCTCTCGAGATTATTCTAACTATTGGGATAGATTTGTGGTCTATTACTTCTCCATCTTCTGATTTTACTAATTCCCAGTTAGCACCTTTTTCTAATTCTGCATCATCAGGTGATATTGTAGTAGATGTTTTATAAGAAATTCCAAATGGAGCATAACATAATCTTTTTCTTGATATTAAAGTATCTTCTCCACCATTTTTATATGGATTTCTTGCCATTTCATAAGGATGTAATGTTCCTAAATCTTCGTAATCAAATGCTCCTACTCCCAGCAAGTAAGTAGAATACTTTGTTCCTGTTGGAACTAATGCAGCATATTCCCCTTCTTTAGCAGTCCATTTAGTATCAAATTTAGCTCCATTTACTGTTGCAACAGCAACTTCTTTTTCTCCTGTTCCAGCTGTAGTAATTTTTAATGCTTCAGGGTGTGATGCTGTTACTTTTGCATATTTTTCTCCAGTAAATTTTTCAGCTGGCATAGCATCATCTATAAATACAACTCTACCATTCCAAGTTGCTAATCCTACTTCTCTTTGCATTCCATTAGCATCTGTTTGAGTAAAGTATTTTATGATTTGTAGATTTTCTAAGTTTGTAGCAACAGTTGAGTGCATAATTGCCATTTTGATAATATTTTTATTATCTCCACAAGCTTTTTGTGACGCACTATTTAAAGTTGTTGCTCCTACTTCTCCATCTGCTCCTGCTTTTTGAGTTATATCATATGTATGTGCTTCAACAAACTTAGCTTCTTCTCCACCAGTCATTGAGAATACACCTTTTAATATTTTTATTAAAGTATTTTGATAAACTTCAGCCCAATAATCAACTAATTGAGTAGCAACATTATCCATGAAATTAACTCCACCTGTTATATCAAATGAAAAGTCTTTTTCAGTCCATGCAGCCATTCTACCAATTGTAATAACTCCTCTATTATATGTTTTTGTAGATCCTGCAGTTAAATCTGTTGAACCGTTATAGTTTAAAGGTGTTCCTCCTATTTTACCAAGCATAGGTAATACTGCATAATGAGTTCCTGTTTGGTTTGCAAAAGCATCATGTATTTCTTTATTACCTCTAATCGCCCCACATTTTAATAGTTCATTCTTTTTAGTGTTAGGTATTCTACTAGAATATTTTCCAAATGCCTCAGCATTAAATGTTTTTGAATCAAAATATTTTGCCATTTTTCATCTTCTCCTTTTTTTATAAATTGTTAATGTCTAAGTTAGGATTAGCTTCTAACATAGCTACCATTTCTGAATAAGTTTTTGGTCCATCTCCACCAGGAGTTTTATTATTTCCATCACCAGGTTTAAATCCATTTGGATTAGCTGGTTGTTTTTCAATCTCAAATAAATATGGATCTGACTTTTTCAAATTAGATAACTGTTCTTCTAATCCTATAACCTTACCATCTTTTAAATCTGCTTTTTCTAAGTCTAATAAAGCTTTTATTGCTTTTGAGTTCTTTCCTTTTGCTCCTGTAATTGCAACATCAACTGCATTATTTAATTGTAAATCAAATAAGTCTTTTGCATATTTTTCAGCAGCACTCTTATTATCATTTTGAAGTTTTTCAATTTGAGCTTTTAATTCTTTATTATCTCCAACAGATTTTTCTAATTCTTTTAATTGTTTGTCTCTTTCTGCAAGCTGTGATTTTAAAGAATTTTTTTCTTCTACAATCTCATTAAATCTTCCTTGTGGAACCATATTTACATACTTTTCTGTTACCATTGTTGCTTGTTCTTCAGTTAGTCCTAACTTAATTAATTCATCTTTATTCATTTATTTGCTCCTTTCATTTTTAATGTTGTATGACAACAATTTAGCTCTTGTTCTTTTACGTGTGTAATACTAAAAACACGAATTATCTTTATAATAATTAAAATTATTTGAAGATAATCACTCTCCTTTACAATAAAAAAAGCACCTAGAATTGACTAAGTGCTTTCTGTTATCTATGCTATTTTATCTTTTAAAAATATATTTAAGAAATATTGTTGTCCCTTACCAGTAATCTTTGGTGTCTTACTTATTTCAATTTCTCCACTTGAGTGAAGTACTGGACTTTCTTTTATTTCAAATAATCCCAAGTCCATAGACCTTTGTGTTGGCATGTTGTAGTCTGTTCCTATTTTCTTTATTAGATATCCATTCTCTCTTAGCCAAATGAATAGTCTTTTTTCTCCCATATCAACTCCATTTTGCTTTATTAATTTTGCCATTTCTCTAACTAATATAGTATTTTTTGCTATTGATACTGCTTCAGCAAATAATACTTTTGGCTTATCTTCTTTCATCTTATCTTCAAGCTCTTTATTTTTTGCCTTTTCTTCTTTTAATCTAGTTGCCATTTTTATTATCAAATCTGGGTTATCTAATAATTCATCTGTGGCATACATTCCATATTTTCTAACATCTTTTAATATTTCTTTAACTTTCTTCTTAAATTCTTTTGCTATTGGTTTTCTGCTTTGCATTAAAACTTCATATAAACCTTCTTCTGTAACAAACCACATACTTCTAACCTGACCACTATAATGTATCGGTGAGATTATTTTTTCATCATTATCAACAGTATTTAACATTTGACCAATTTTTTCTTTATCATATTCTATCCATTCAGCAACATCTTTTGCTAAAAATAATGGATTTTCAAAATCTCCGTATATTCTTAATTGTTTTCCTAATAATTCTCTTTCATCTATAATTTTTAATTCATTCATTATTTTTTCACCTTACCTCTTTTCTTTTGACATTTTATACCTTGACCAAATCCAAACATAAATGCTTTATGTATCATTTCAAAAATTCCTTTTGAATTATCTCTAATATCATTTAATTGGTCAAATGTCATATCATAATAAGTTGTTAAGTGTCTTCTACTTTCTTTGATTACCTTTTCCATATTTGCATACATAAAAAATACCTCCATTTTAATTTTTTAGTTGCCAAAATAGAGGTATGCAGTGTATAATATTTACATACCAATACTTTGGTGGAGAGTGATATTTCAAAACTTTCTCAGGGCTTAGAATATCACTCTTTTATTTTTCTTTTATAGGCAACCTATTTATAGCCTCTCTAACTCCTTCAACCTTAGAAATATTATTTTCTTTACAATATTTTTCTAATATCTCATTAGTTGCTTTATTAACTCTTACTGTTAATTTTATATCTTTTGGGTCATTTGTAGGTCTACCCATTTTCTTTTTGTCATCCATTTCTCACACTCCTTTCTGACGACAAAAGTATTATATTATATCTGTCGTCAAAAGTCAAGAGAAATTTTTAAATATGTTATAATTTCTTTTGGGAGGTGAAACTATGAAAGATTACTTTGTCAGTGTTTACCAAGTTCTCAAAGCTATTGAAGAAAGTTCTTACAATAATTCATTTGACTATGATGAAACTCTTAGTTTAGAAAAATTAAAACTGAAAGAATCCGAACTTATGGTAATTATTGAAAATATCATTGATGATAAACTTGTAAAAGGTCTTATTATCATTCCAGGTATATCAGGATTTAAAGCTGTAAATCCAAGATTAACTACAGAGGGTTACTCTTATTTAAAAGATAACTCAGAAATGAAAAGAGCCTATAACTTTTTAAAAGAAGTTAAAGGTTGGATTCCTGGTTTGAATTAAAAAAAGTTTTTACAGTTTTAAATGCTAATTCATTATTTTCAAACTTTTTATTAAGATAAAATTTATTATCAAAATAAGATTTTAAGTTTTTCCATTCTTGAAGTGATACTCCATCCATTGCTTCAAGAATTTTTTTTATTTTTTTATCCTCCATAGTTTGCCTCCATTCAAAAGAAAAAGAGAGTTAAAAAACTCTCTTAATTTTAATATTCCTGATATTTTTCCCAAAGTTCCTGTTTCCTTTTAGCAGCATCATGAATTTCTTTTGGTGCATCTTCTGGAATTACAAAAGTTCCTTTTTCTTCATCATAAACTAAATACGGATCAATCAACATTGCTAATCTGTGAAACTCAGGATCTATAATTCTCGTCATAACAAATCACTCCCCTAATCCATATAAATCTAAAATATATTCTATTAATAAATTAGATTTATCTAATTTTTTTCTCGTATATGCTTCAGCAAGTAACTCACTAATATCTGTTTTGTTTTCATAAGCATATAAACTAATTTCTTTTTCTATATTATACTTACTTTCTTTTGCGAAAGCAAGGATTTTTTTTAAGTTTTCTTCTTTTATTTTTAATATATCTTTTCCTTTATGGAACTTTTTATAATACATATTTTCATAAGTGTGAGTTAATTCATGGATATAGTTTGATAAAATATTATCTGAATTAGTTAAACTTTTTAATATTCCACTATCAAAGATTTTATTGTATGTTCTCTCACTTCCTAGATATACAGGATTTATATATATAACATTTCCTTTAGGATAGTATGAAGCAAATGTATTTTCCTTAGTCATTACAATTACCTTTAAATCTCCAAAATCATTTTTATCCATTCCCATAGTTTTAAATGCCTTTGATAGTGTATCATCTATGTATGTAATAGATTCTTTAACAGAAGTTTTATTATTAAAATCATCTATCATAAGACTATTTTTTGTTTTTTCTTCCACATAAATTTTATTCTTTGTTCCAGTTGCTTTATAGCAAGTTATTTTTTCTTTTTGTCTTGTAAATTCTTCCTTTTGTCTAGTTAATCTTGGTAATTTTCTTTTCAGTTCTTCATCTGGAACTCTTTCAATAACTTCTTTTTTTATATATTGGTCTTTCCATTCTTTATAGTTCATGTACTTAACTTCTTTATACTCTCCATTTTCATCTCTTGATGCTCTTGTAGGATCATCATCAAAATATGGAGCTATAACTGTTCTGCAATTTCCACTCCAACAAACCTTTCCATTCCTTCTTACTAATAATGTATTATGTTTAGGAACCTCAACACAATAAACATAATCATCATATTCTATATCTGTTATTTCCATATTATATAAATAATTATGAACTTGTGTATTCCAACGTATAGTCCAGACATCTTTATTTATTGTATAAACCCCATTTTTAAACTCAATCTCTTTACCAGCACATTTATTTAAGTAGTATGAAGGTCTGCCTCCTGCTTTTAAAATAAGCTCTCCCAAATCACTAGCTAATTTATCTGAACTTGTGAAAAATTGTATACTGTCATTAAATTTATAACCTTTCCAAATCTTACCTTTTTTTAGTGTTCCATCAGCTTTTGAGTAGGCTATTAAAAAAATTCTAATTAATTCAGAACTTAATTCTTTTATGTTGTCAGGAATAAATTTAGTTGTACATTTCCCAAATTTAGATAATTCTTCTCCGAGTTCTTTATTATGTATCATCAAACTTTCTTTACATTTATAAATTTTAAAAGGTAAATCTTTTAGTTCTTCATACATCCAATCATTATTATATTGAGCTATTTTCACATTAAAACTATTTCTATCAAATGTACAACTTCCATCTGATAACCAATAAGCCATAAATTTTAAATATGTATTAATATCTACTTTTTTTCCTGCAAGTATTTCATATTCCTTTTTAATTCCATTCCAGTTAAGTCCTGAGAACATTCTATGTTTGCTTTTTCTACCAACCTTTGATGCTTCTTTTAATTTCCAAGATTTATCTTTTACAGTATTATCAGTATTTTGGACAAAAATACTATGATTTGGTGTAACTACTAAATCAAATCTTGAATTTTTAAAACTAATCATATTTCCTTGATACTTATAAGAAATATAATTTATTGGTTTTTGCCATTCAGGTTCTAAATTTCCAGGATTAATCGTATAAACTAACTCATTCCCTTTTAAATCTTTAAATAATTTCCAACCCTCATTAGTATAAATTTCTGTAGTTTTATCATAACAATGTGAATGAAAAGGGGGCACAGTTACTCCTATCTCCTGGTCAGATATATTAAAAACCTTTCCATCCATTTCTTGACAGATTTCAGAAGTATGAAGGTCTAATGTTGCTACTATTTCATATTTCTCAACATCTATACTTTTGAAAGCTTCTATCTGTGCTTTTGAAGCATAAGCAGCTGATTCTGTTTCTAGTAATCTTCTAGCAACATACTCTTTGTTTTTTATCTTATCAGAAACAAATTTAGATATATCTTCAACAGCTTCATCTAATGTACTACCAGTTATAAAAGATTGAGTAATTTTAGTTCTCAATGTATTTATTAATTGTTCCTTGTCTTGCCAAATCCTATCTGAAAAAGTTTTCCCATCTTTTAACCAAGGCTTTCCTATAACTTGATTAATCTTATTTTTATCTAAAGTAGCAAAACTTGTTTTAAGATTCAATCCTTTTGAAATCTCATACAATGAATGATAATAAGTATCTTCATAATTCTTTATTAAATAATCTTCTAGCATCTCATTTTCTTTATTTCTTAAAGTTTCAATACTATTTTTAACTTGAAGTTGTAAAGCCTCCAATCTTTGAATATGTATTCTAGCTGAAGCATTTTCAAGTTCTTTTTTCCATGCTCCACTCTTAGCTTTTTGAGTATATTCTGCTAAGGTCCATTTGAATTCTTTTAATTCATCTTTAGTTAGTAATTTTTTAGCATCAGCTAATGATATTTGATTATTATCAGCTATTCTAATATACCATTTTTCAATATCACTTTTTATCTTATTCTCTGCTATTTTATATTGTTTTTCTATTTCTTTAGTATAAGCTTTATTTGATATATTTCTTTGTTTTTCTTCTTCTTCAAATCTCTTAGTCCAGTAATTACTCATCTAAATCAGAAACTTTTTTAGTTCCAAAATCTCCTGGATAAGGATCTAATTCTTTATTTTCTTTTTCAAGTTGTTTTATTTCTTCATCAACATTGTTAACCCAAGGATGTTGAGTTATTATAGTTTTTTGAGATATGATACCAATACTAGCCTTACAATTATTAATTGTTTCAGATTCATTAACTAAAACATCTCTATTAAATATTACATCAAGAGTTTCATTAACATTTAAAGCTTTATTTATGAACCACATCAATTCTTCAAAAGATGCTTGAAATTCTACTTCCATTTGATTAGCATCTAAATCTATATCAGAATACATAGATTGAATATTCATCTCATTAGGATTATTTCCAAGTCTTTCATCTTTAGCATCAAAGCCTCTTGCATTTTCTATTATTGCTTTTTTAAGTAATTTGATTATTAAAGCATAGTTTTCAGAGTTAACTTCTATTTGAAGTGCTTCAAGTCCACCTTTGCCACCATCAGTATTTGTAACTTTTACTGCTCTATATGTTGCTAAGTTTCTTCTAAACTCTCCTAAATTCTCTCCATCATAGTTAGTTAAGATTAAAATTGTACTTCCTGCATCTTCCATCATATTATCTTGAAATTTAGAGATTATCTCATTCAAGGCATCTTGTAAGCATTTAACTCTGCATATTAAAGGTTGCTCTAAGTTATTACTTCTAAAAGGAATTAATGGAACTTTTCCCCAGTTGTATGTTTCTTCTCCTATAGATATATAATCTGAATGTCCTAAAGGTTTTAAACTATCATTCCAAATAAAAAAGTCTACTCCATTTCCTGAGTAAACTTCTACTTTTTTAACTGGAACTAAACTATTATATTGAAACTCTAAGACTTCATATAATCTTATAGCTAATTCTAATTCATCTTTATTATTATCTTTCCATATTGGTAATATTTCAGAAGGTTCAAATTTTCTAAATTGTAATTCACCTTTTTGGTTAAAATATGGATAGATCCAACCTATTCCACCATTAAGAGTATCCTCTCCTAAATTTCTTAAAGTTCTTAGAAACTTATTACCAAATAATTTCAAAACATTTTCATTTTTACAAATAAAAGTTGGTTTCTTAGCTAAAATATAATTAACTTTTTGGTCAACCATTTTTGAATATTGATTATCCACTAGTTTAGAATTGACTAAGTTATCAATATCTTCTAATCTACCACCTTCAACTATTGCTTTTCTTTTTTTACTTAATATGTCATGACTTCCTTTGTAATATCTTTCTCCATTCACCTGGTCCACTCTAGTTTTTGAAGAAAGCCATTGACTTATTAAATATTCAAGTTTTCTAATCTCCATATTTTCCACCTTTGGCTTTTTAAATAGTTTTTTTATCCATTCCCACATTATTAACTCCTATTCAAAAGATAATCCTGATATTTTATTACATTTTTCAGCTATCCCTGTAAGGACATCAGGAGCATCATCATGTTTATTTTTTCCTTCCTTCTGATAAGTAGTTATAGCTTTATAAAATTCAGGCCACCTATCAGCCCAATTAACTGGGAAATAAATATGTTCCATAACCCAAGTTGCATTAGATAATATTCTAGCTCTTTTATTTTGTGTTTGATGAAACCATCTAACTTTACAACGATTACTATTATATTTTTCTAATAAATGTTTATCTACCGCTCTTGCAAAACCTCTACCACCATTGTTAGATTCTATATCAGCTTCTTTTATATTATTCTCAATTAATATTTTAGCAGTTGCTGGCTCTGTTATCTCCATTGGCTCTTTTGTATATAAAACATCTAAAATATATGCTTCTTTGTTATATACTCCATAGCAAATAGAACATAAGTAATCTTCTCCAGTATCAGCTGTATCTGTATAGTTTTTATATGCTGTAAATAATAAATTGTTATTTGAATCCATAGGCAACTGATTATATGTTTTTATACTACTATACAATCTGCCTTTGATGTCTATTGGTTCTTGTTGGTAGTTGGCATATACAATTTCTTTTGCCATATTCTTAGTTTTAAACTCAAAATCCTCTAATGATAATGTTCCTTCATCAAGTGGAGTTCCATCATCATTGATAGCTTTATAATTTATATGAACCACATCATCATAATTAGATAAAATAAAACCAGCTAGGTCATTACTTGCCCACCTGGTCATTATGATTATTAATTTAAAACCTTTTTCTGTTCTTGATAACATAGTATTAGTAAACCAATCAATATGCTTTTCAAGAACATTAGAGTTATATGCTTCCTCAGAGTTTTTTATTAAGTCATCTATAACTATTAAATCTGCTCCAAATCCTGTTGCAGTTCCTGTTGGAGATGTAGCCAAATAGTTTGCGACTTGGCTCCCTTCCAAAGCCCACTTATTCATTGATGCTTCTCCATACTTTATTTTAGTATTAGGAAATATATCTCTATAAACTGTTACCCCTTGAGTCTGTTCTGTTGCTATCATATCTCTTACTTGCTTAGCAAATGTAGAAGAAAGAGTTTCATTATATGATCCAGTCATAATTTTTAACTTATTATTTCTTCCTAACAACCATTGAACAAATAAGGTTGCTGTTCTACTCTTCCCAAATCAGAGTCGAGGTGGCATATTTACCACAAGTATTTTATTTTCAGATGCCATAAACTCTTGTAATGTATTACAAAAATCTAATAAAAACTTTTTAGTTTCTTTATAAAAATCAGGATAAAAGAAATTACAATAATCCCAGAAATTTCTTCTTGCTAATTCTTTTCTAGCCTCCAATTTTATTAGGTCTTTATCAAATGCCACCATACCACCTCCTCAATTCTAAATATATTTCCATTTTTTACCAGCGGCTTTTTTCATCTCCCCATTTATAACTTTTCTAATTGTTGAGGGACTAATATTATTAAATTTAGCTGCTTCTGTTAAAGAATTGTATATGATGTTTGTATCTAAACATAAAACTTTTTTAGAAGTTGCTTCATTCATTGCTTTTATAGCTTTCTTAATATTTTTATCTAATTTTAATTTG